AGCGCCAGGACAAGCCGCCCGCCGATCAACAGCGGAACGGGGGTCACGGAATGGGCGACCGAGATCAATTCCGGATAGTTATTCGCGCCCCAACCGGATGCAAACACCCATGCCTCGGTGCTGGGTTTCCACGCCCAGATACCGAACCTGCCATTATTCGACGTGTCGGTACGCGATACGGAATAGAGATGCTTCGCCGGCGTCACGACCGGGAACCACGTCCCCTGCTCGGGTGCAAAGTCGCTATCCCCTGCCGATGCGTCACGCCATTCGGCATCCTCGACAGAGTAGTAAACCAACTTGGCGGAGATGCCCTCGAAGGTGGACCCGGTATGGCGAAGGAACAGATCGCCGGTGAAGCCGCCTGAGAACCCCCTCGCGCCCAGCGTGGACCGGATATACGCGCCGAGCGTGGACCGCTGCGGTGCGCCGAGCCCTATACTCAAGCGTCGGGATCCTCTGCCCAGAACCGTCCGTCGGTGTTCACATCCCGCCACTGGACGGTCAGCTCGCCATCGTCTTCGGTGGTCGTTACACCCGCCCCGCCAATGACCCGGCAGGCGTCGATCTCATCTCCCACCACGTAGGCCGGGACGACGACTTGGGTTTCCGTATCCACCCCATCATCAGCCGTGCGGGTCTGATCGTCGGTGTAGGTGAAATCCACTTCGTTGTGCGACGCACGGGACCTTTGCAGCAGGTAGGGACGGGCGATGTAAACCGTTTCCCCGGACTCCTGCCCGCTGCCCTTGGGGATGCAGACAAGGTAATCCCCGGATATTTCGGTGATCTCGAAACGCTTGACCCTGCCGACACCACGGGCGCCGTCGGTCTGTGACGGCGGCTTGACGACCCTGTCCTTATTCAGCAGGTTGGGCGCCTGGTTGTAATCCCTTGCCCGGATCGGCTCGCCCTTCCGCGCCTTCTTGATTCTGCCGACTTGCGCCATTAGAACCTATTCGCCCACTGCGCGAAGCTGAAGTCCAGATTCAGCCGGCTGAAATCAGCCTCGGGATACACATCAGCAATCAATACCCCGTTGCCGGTAGAGAGATTGACATCCGCATGAGTCTTGTCCGTGTCCTTGTCCACGTAGGTCAGCACGGCTTTCCATGATGCTGGGTTGTGTTGGAACACGTAGGAGACGTTGTAAGACCTCCCGCCGTCATCGGTGGTGCCTTCTATTTCCGTGCACAACAGCGTCCCCGCGGCGAATACGCCGATGGATTGACTGTTCACCGCCCCGGTGCAGCCGATGGCCTGCCAGATCGGATTGTTCCGCTCTTTGCGCTGGAATTGCAGGGTGAGGCTGGGGATAAGGACCGTGGCCTCGACCAGTTGCCGGTCTTCCGTCGTGCCGTCGGAGAAGGTAATGGAGGCGATCAGCGCCTCGCCGTCCTTATTCTTCTGTGTCGTGGTCTCGGTGGTCCCAGCGGAGATGGTCAGAATGGCCGACTCGGGCGTTTCCTCCGGTGCCTGCTCCTCCGGGGTGGGTGCCCCATACTGGACCGTTATCTTGACCTGCCCGGCTGAGTTCTCAATCGGGCTGGCCGAGATGGAGGTGACTTGCGCACCAGGAAGATTCGGGTGCGACTCCCCGTACTGTGGTATCCCGCCGGATACAAGCGCGTTATACAGCCGTTGGGCCGCATCGCCGGAAACATCATCGACAATGAATTCGCGCTCGGCACTATGTCCGTCAGCGTCTATTGAAACCGAGCCACCCGTGTCTGCGTGGAGCGTCGTCATGCGAACACCGCCGCCGTCTTCGACCCGCCCAATTTCTGCTCAATGCTGCGCAGGATTTCATTGGTCTTCTTGTTCTCGGCAAGGTTCGGGTCTTTCTTGCCCTTCCCCAATCCACCGATCACCGTGCGGGACAAATCAATCTGTTTGAAGTCGCCCGCCTTTTTAACCTCGGTTATTCCCTTGCCCAGCGATCCAACGCCGGTTTTATCCCCCATTGCAGCCTTGGCCTTGTCCGCCGTCACCTGTGCGATTTCATCCGCCCGCTTCCCAGCCTCATCAAACCACGCGCGCGCGGCAGTCAGATTCTTGCCATTGGTAAAGTTGTCCATGGCCTCGGCAAATTCCCTGCCGGAGTCCACGGTCTTATCCATCACGGCATTCAACATGCCATCAATGGCGTCGGTGAATTCGACTTCCACGCCGGGGATCAGGTTGATGATGAACTCCAACCCATGGGCGAAGCCGCTGATCATCAGCCCAATCACAGACGCCACGGTCCCAATGACGCTCTTCACCGCGGCCCAGCCGGCCTTGAACAGTTCCAGATAATCCATGGCCTTGGCTATCCATTCGACAATCGATTGGAAGGCAGTGGAGACTCTGGTCCCCATGTCCTCCCCATCGGTCCCGGATTGGATCAGCATTTCAGCGAACGCCTGCACCGCCGGCGCCAGTTGAATGGCGAACTGCATCCCGATGCCGGTGATGAAGTCCTTCAAATCCCCCATCGCAATGTTGGCCTGCTCAACCTTGGCAGCGTCCAACCGGGAGAAGGCGGTGCCGAACTTTTTGCCCTCCTCTTCGGCAGAGGCCAGCTTGCCCCGGAGCCCGTCCAGAAAGTTCAGCATGTTCGCGCCAGACTTGCCGAACAGCTTGTTGACCACGGCAAACTTCGTGGCGGTATCCGTGACGCCGGCCAGTTCATCCGAGACGGCGGTCAGGATGGCAACCGGATCTCCCGATCCGCCCGCCTTGCCGACGTTTCTCATCAGCATTTGAATACCGGAGGTCAGCCCGCCCATATCCAACCCGGATTCCTGGGCGGCCTCACCGAGTGCCTGCACCTGCTCGGTGGAGATCCCCAGCCTGTCAGCCAGTTTCGCGGACTTGTCGATGGCTTCCGCCTGCTGCTGGAGGAAATACGCTATCCCTCCACCGGTGGCTGCAGTCAGGAAAGCAGAGCCGGTGGAAAAGACCGTGCCCCTCAAGTCCTTCAGACTGCGCTTTACGCCGCGCAAGCCCTTCTGGAACGCGGAAGTTCTGGCGAAAATGGAGACGGAAAGGGAGGCGATATTAGCCACGTTTACGGGCCTCGTGTGCGTTGTGTGCTGCGGCGAATGCCTTGAAGGTTTGTTTCATCTGCTGCCAGGTCTGCGGTTTCTTTTTATCGAACTTCGGCATGAAGTCGCTGACCTTGAAAGCCTTCTGGCCCTTGCCCCGGTGAGCGTTGGCGAATACACAGGCGATGATCGCGGAGCGCAGGTCTGCCCGCTCTTCCCCGAACGGCTCAACCTGTCCGTAGGCCATCCATTCAAACAACTGCTCCTGGGTCAGCCCGTCCAGCATGGCGTCCACATTCGGCTGACCCAATGCAAGGGCCAGCCGGTAGACGAACCTTCTTACTGGACGGGCGCGGAGTTTCCCTCGGCTTTGCCCACCGGATCGGTTGTCATGCCGCTGTTGTCCATGACGGCTTGCCCGCATTTCTGGATCAGGTCGATGGTCTGATCCAACCAGAAGTCGGGGGACTCGCTCACCTTCACGTTGCTGGAGTCCACGATGCCGATTGAACACAACCCGGCCATCAGGGTGATCGCGTCCTGCGGTTTATCTCCGCGCTGGTCGATCAGGTCCAGAAACTTCACGCACTCCCGGGCGGTCAATGCCCGGACGTGATACCCGTTGCAAACCTCAATCAGTTTCGGTTGATCCACTTACCCTCCGTTTACGGGGTAATCGTGCCGGAGAACTTGATCGTGACGTTCGCCGTCATGACGCCCTCGTTGGTGATGTTGGTGATCTCAAATCCGGTCATGAACCCGGAGGCTGCGGCGGTCTCGGCATCCGGCCAGGTGACGGTCACGGTCTCCGCAGTGGCGGTCATGGCGGTGATCCACGCGCTGTCAGTGTCGAACTGCATCTCCACGTTCAGCTCGCCCGGATCGTAGTTGTCCCCGGGCATGAAGGTCTTGCCACCTGAGGTATCGAGAACCGTGGTCTCGACTGCAGCCCGCTCGATGCCGCTCCATTCAATGGACAGCAACTTGGCGCAGAATCCGGTCTGGAACGTGATTGCCGCCCCGTGACCCAGATCGGGAGTGACCGCAACACCCAGCCCGAACAGGCCCATGAACCCGTTAAAAGCGTTGAAGCCGAACAGCGACAGGAAACGATTAAACATGATGAGCCTCCAGCAAGCCCCCTCGCGGGGGCGTTAGGGATTGCGCTGTCTCCCGACAGTGCGGATTTACAAATTCAATGCGCGGGGATTGACTCCGCGTAGGTACAGAAGAAATCCATTGTGACCTGATGAACGCCCAACTCGCTGCCGTGAATTGGCGCGATCACGTCATCGATCACGTTCTCAAGGTGCGCCAGCCTGACATCCAGCGACTCGGCGCCCATGGCCTTGTCGTAGCCATCCAGACAATCCCGGATCGCGTTGCGGACGTTCTCCGCGCTCAGGGCGGTATCGGCAAAGACATCAAACTGAATGCGGTCCCGGACCAATCCAGACGGACTGGTCATGTGCGGGAACCGTACCGAACTGACCTTGCGAAACGTGACGTAAGGTTTCGTTGTGTTCTGCGGGGCATGGCCGGGATAAAGCCGGTTCGCTACCAAGTCAGAGACGGCGGTCCCGAGCGAATGTGTCCCCGAGCCGACTGCGGTTATGTCAACGGCTGACCCGCCGGAAGTCAGGGCCAGCTTGAAAGTAGACCCTGACACGTCCCGCACGAAGTAATCGGTGCTGGCCGA